AACCGAACGGCTGAAGGCTGGCAGGGGGGAATCGAACCTCCCTCTGGGCTTTAGTTTGAACTTATCGCGGTTTTGCCAACTCGCCGTGTACCAGCGAGACCACCACCAGGCAGTTTTGGTGCGGCCACTCAGGGCCGCGGACCACAGGGGTTGCCCCACGGGATCCCTTCTGAGACTTTCACTCAGGGTACGGATAGAGAGACTTTCACTCTCTACGGATAAGCTGGTACTTCTTCGGGCCTGCTTACGTACACCGAGCGCACGGCTACCATCCTGCCGTCCTAAGACGGGTTCATCGCCACACATCAGGCTGGCGGGTCACTAGACGCCGTTCGAACCCGAAGGTTCTCCCCATCCATCCTCGGGAGTTCATCACGGAGTGGCTACTCCGCTCCCTCATCGAGACTTTTGCGCACAAAGCGGACAGTTTCACCCCTTGTCCGGGGGGGAGGGAGAGACGGCGGTTGCTGCACTTCGACCGGAGCCGAGGCACACTGCTGGCTCGCGCGAGCACGAGACTCACGGAGTCGCCCTCCAAGAGTGAGCCAGCTAAAAGCCGACTCGCGGGGGGAGCAGTTCAAGGCATGCTCAGGCACAAACCGGTCGGGGGGGGCCCGCCCCACCACTTCAACCAGCCCCCTCCGGGGCACGAAGAATCCCTCCCACGGGGGTTTTTCAAGGAAAGAGGGGGCATCCCTAGATGCCCACGACCTCATCAACGTGGGGAAGCTGGGCCGGTTCAAAAACCGGCGAAGGAACCTCCGAAAAGGTTTCAGGAGGGGGTCGGCGTCCGTGTAGACGGAGCCGAGAAGACGACTGGAGCGCCAGAGGCCAAAATAGGCCCAATACTGGTCCGAGTAGTCGACGAAGTCTTCGGAGAGGGGGTCTACCCCACGATCTCTCCACTTCTCGATCGGCAGGACCGGAGCGCCCAGTGAAAGGGAAAAGGCGTCGGCGACCTCTTGTTCGAGGTTAAAACGGCGAGTCGCCTCTTGAGCGTAGCGGGGGGTCTTAACCCAAGCCGCAAACGCAATGTGCTTGGCCTCATAGGGCCAAGCGAGGGACTTCCATAAGCGCCGGGAGACTTTGGGCTCAAGCGAGTCCAGGATCCCGGCACCGCCGAGGCAAGAGGGAAGAAGAGGGTGCCCATGGAACCGGTTCACCAACTCGAACCGGGCACCCTGAAGGATAGGAAAAAGAGAGGAGGGTTCCAAAGTGGGGAGGAGGGCTCGGAGGGACGCAGCCTGCGACGACTGGTCCCGAGGACAGTGGCGTAAAACGCCCTTGAGCTTGTCGCCCGCCAACTCGACGATGTCACCAGATTCGGCATCTCTCTGGAAGAACATGGAGTTCAAAACTCCAACAGTTGAATGGATGTATGACTTGCCGACGGATAGTCGCCATCCAATCGATTCAACCAGAGACGGGAAGGAGGAAGAGAGCGGCAGGGACGCCAATAGGTCGTCCCCATTAATGCGGACAGGGAGGTCCGCAGGCTCGTCGCAACGCAACCCTGCCAGGATCTGTGAAACAGAAAAGATCCTGTCCCGCACCACCGACAACGCCCAGATCGAAAAATTGACCAGGCACAGAATCGGGAAACTGAGGAGGTTCCCCATCATCTGGCCCTTCGTTTGATCCACGACAATCGTCTTCTCCGAATCTTTCGGATCTGGATAACGGATCCTATTCGAGACGAGGGATGCGGTCGCGTACCGCTTGAAATCCCACCACTCGTGGTCAGTCAAGTCGAG